CTGTAACATCAAACATTTGATACGGAGTATCTTCATAATAGATGTTATAGAATAATTTATATGGATTATTGATTGGGGTATGCTCTAATGTTTCTGTATCAAAAATATGAAATCCGCGTGTGTCATTTACATCGGTCCAATACATTTCATAAGGATTGCCAAGATAGAAAATGCGTCCATTATCAGAACGAGTGTGGTAATGACCAGAAAATACCTTCGTGAACTTTGAAAAAATATTTGAATCCAGTCCATGTTCCTCCATAATCAGATTCCGATTCACACGAAACCCTTGAAGTTCCAAATGACCCATTGCGACTTTTGCTTTAGACTTTTTAATTTGAGTTAAAGTCCTTTCTTGATTTTCTTGATTAATCCAAGGCAAGAACAAGATCTTAAGACCACCGATTGTCTCTTCAATTACTTCACTATAAGTCTTAATATTTGAATAGGTCTGAAGAAGAAGTTCTGGAGAATTTACACTATTGGTATTCTTATAGTATGTGTCGTGATTACCAATAATCATGTGAACATCATAATTCTTAAGAGGATCAAATACAACACGCTTTGACCATTCCAAGCTCTGATAATCAATTGACTTGCGACTATCAAAAGCATCACCCATATGAATGACTGCTTCTACCCCGTGTTCTTTCAGGGCAGGAAAGAAGACATTTTTATAAAAGAGTTCAAAGTAATCGTGAATATATTTTGATCCTTTTTTACACCCATAGTGAGTGTCTGTAATAACGGCGACCTTCATCGGTTGGTTTTATAGGTGATGTTATCTTTAATCGTATTATAGTCGGAACTACTACCAGAAAGCAAGCTGTCGTCAACCATCATCACTTCATCAAATCCAGTGCGTTCAATGATTTTAGATTTGATATCTAGTTGTTTCTTTTCCTTTTGAATTCTTCTTAAGAATGCGTAGTGAATAATTTGAGTAAAATAAGCGAAAGGATTTTGTGACTTTTCTGGATTAAAATTATGAATGTATTGAACACAATTTTCAATGCCATCAGAAATCATATCATCCCGAAACATATAATTCACAAAGTTCGGTTTGTATGAAAGGTGCGTAGCGATTTTCAAAAAGCACTCACCAAGATAATTTGTAATGCGAGGTTTAGGTAATCCCTTTTCCTTGGCGGCGGCAACTTTGTTCCTGTAGACGATAAGTGCTTCCAATAACTCTTTGTTATTTACATAATGTTCTGATTTCTTCTTTGGCATAGCATTGGTTTAACGTTATTATAAGTTACGTTAATTATAGCACACTTTTGGGGCTTGACAACATTTGAAATTATGTGTAGACTACCTTTGTCCCGGTTGAAGATGAGGACTAGCTTTCTTTAATACCTTTAAAGATCCTTTCAAGATTCTTACGAGCATCTTCTACACTGGCAACGTAACCCATCTTGTTTGATACCTTAACTTGACCACTTGGATTATAAAAATCAATACTATCATCATCTTCATCATTAACGTAAGAATCATAGACTTGAATGACTTTTTTATCTTTTGTTTCAGTCATAGTAATAACTCTATCAAGTCTTATGATAAAGATATCATCGTCAGATAATTCCATCCAAGGTTTAACCTTAATATAAGATCCTGCAGAAGAATGAATCATTTTCATAATGACTGGGTTTTGAAGAATAATCAGAGGATCTCCATCGTTTTCATCAATTGAAACGAGTGAGAGTATTTCTTCCCCTGATATTAGTTTTATAATTGCGTAAAACTCTTCTCCCATTAGTTCTTAAGCGGTATGTTTACAATATCATAATTAAAGTTTTCTTCGTTATAAACTTTGATTCTTTCTATTAGGTGATTGAGCGTATAATTTTTTCTTGACTTATAACTGATATCATCGGCAATGTCATATAGAGTTGCCTTTGTTTTATTGTCACCTTTTCTTAGGACTCTTCCGATTGATTGGAGGTTTCTGATTCTTGATTTACTAGGGGAAGCAAAGATGACATTATGTAGATTTCTGATATTAATACCAGTAGAAAAAGTCCCGTAAGAAGCAACGATGATAGCATTATTTTCTTTTTCAGTAATTTCTCTGACTTTTTCTCGGTCCTCAGTATCTACACCACCGTGAACAAAGAACACGTGGCGATCTTCAGCAATGCTATTATTTATGAGTTCGTATAAAGGTTGTCCATGACCTTCAACTCTTGAAAATAAAATCAGAGTATTACCTTTAAGATCAAGTGCCAGGTTCTTGATAAACTTATTTCGTTTTTCGTGATTGATAATATACTGAACCTCATCTTCAAAAGTCTCAAACTTATTTGGTGGGTGTTTCAATAGAAGAATGTTAATGTCCAGTTTGGCAACGTGACCCTTCTGCATCAGTTCTTCTGTTCTGATGATTTTGTATGAGGGACCAAATAAACCTTCTAAAACCCACTTATGCGTCTGTGTGCCGTCTAAAGTTCCTGTAAAACCATAACGATATTTTGCATCAGAAAGTTTTGTCATTATAGATACTAATGACTTTGATTTAAACTGGTGTGCTTCATCTCCTACGACCACATTAAATCTTGAGAAATATTGTCGGGGAAGTTTGTAGATGGACTGCCAGGTTGTGATAATCACCTGAGAGTCCGTTTCTCTTTCTTTACCTGCGTATATCTTGTGGCAAAATGAACCCACGTCAAACCCATAACTTGAAAAATCTTTATACATCTGCTCTACAAGGGATGTCGTTGGGACAATTACGAGAATATTTTGTCCTTTCTCAACGTAATATCGGACAATACAATATATCATCAATGACTTTCCAGAAGCAGTTGGAGATATCAACAACTTTCTATTATGTTTTAAAGCGTCGTATACTCCCTCAACTTGATAATCACGAGGAGCACAAGAACAAATAGAATTCATATAGTCTTTTACTCCCTCTTTTGAAATCATTTCATTGACTTCAAATGGAAGACCATAAAATTTATTATTTTTAAACTCATAAGTGTAATTATGTTGCTCACAAAACCTTATAAGTTTATCCAATAAACCACAATATATTTCCCCAGTATTAACATTAAACAAATATATAAATCCATTCCACCATTTATTTTTATACGCAGGCGAAAACTTTGCGTTAGGCACTTCAAACTGAAATGCGTCTCTTAATTCATAATAAACGTGTGGTTCTGCTGTAATATGTAAAAAGACTTCATTCTTCTTTTCTATAATCAAATGACTCATATTTTATATCATATTGATACAAATATTTATTTTGATAAGAAACGTCCTTTTTCATCTCTCTTTTTATTAAGTGTTGTATTTTGACCTTTTCTTTCTTTATTAATTCTAATCATATTTTCTCTTCTTCTTTGTCTGTCTTCCTCACTTACATTCAACTTATATCCCTTTCCCTTTTTATCATTCATCATTTTTGCTCTATCTGAAAGAACAAGTCTTTGCTCTTCACTTAATGTTTGTTTTGCTCCTTTTGGGCAACCAGTTATTTTTGACTTTGTTTCTCGTGAATGCTTATATCCCAAACAACCTTCCCCTCCTTTCGTTAAATTATATTCTGGGTTAAAATGTTCAATCCAATATTTTTCTCTTTCTTTTAAAAGTTTTTTATCTTCACCACACTCAACTTTTTCAATTGAAAAAAATTCTTCACCATATTTTCTAATAGCAGAATGTAAGTAAGTATGCTTCTTTTTATCTTGCCTTGACGCCCTTATATGATTTCTTAATCTTACTTGTATTTCATTTATGGTAAATCCAATATAAATTTTATTATTCTTTAAATTGGTTATTTTGTAAATATATGCCATTTTAAATATCCATCCATACTCCTATTTATATAAAAAATACACAATAAAAAACGGGGTCAATTGAACCCTGCCTGGAACCTATGCCATTCCAGAGCATTCTTAATTTGGAAAGTTCTATTGGATATGCACTTAATAATCTCTTCTAGAAACTTTAACATAATGTCATAGTATCTTATCTTGAGTTCTACCTTACTTAACTTCTCATCCCCATCCATATGCCTCTGTAGTGCCTCTTTATCCCGAACCTTATAAGGAAAGGGTTCTTCTTCGTAGACCTCTATAGGTGCCTTTCCAGTGTAGTAGTTGTATCGTTCAAGTTTCACTCGGTTAAAAGTTTCTCTTGCCTTTTCTCGCAGTAAAGTAATTGTATTATAGATTGTATAATACTTGGCATGAAGTTGAGGAATTTTTAAAGACTCATCGTGTAAATTATCAGGGTCTATGACAGAATCTCTCTGCCACATCTCCTGAATTTCATCAAGATTCATAGAGGTTCGCCGTCTGTTCCTAAAATATTATAGACAGTATACTTGAAAACTACTTCTGCCGTAAAATACTGAATATCTGATACTGTAGCATCAAATTCAAGAGAAGTCAAGGAAACTGGAAATAAATCCTTAAATTTAACATCGGCAATAGATCTATAATTTGAGTTTAGAATGCTTAAAGATCCATCACTATATTGCTCTTTTAAATCTCTAATACCATCTTCATTTGTGACTAAATCTTTGAACTGTTGAGTGGTTTCTGGAAACCCTAAACCAGTAATCCAATTATGAATTGACATATAGTTTTCTAAACTTTCATCAACCAAAAAACTTAAGGTAAAATCTCCATAAGTAATTTTTTCTCCAGGAACATCCAAATCTTTCAAGTAAGATGGTTGAATGGCAGTTCCAAGATTTAATTCTGGTATTCTTGCTGTGTTACAAAAAAATGAAACCTTTGGATACTTTGCTAGAGTA